AAAACCGATTCGGCTTGCCAGACGAGATTGATCTCAGCTGGGACGCCCTCACCACCGCAATGAACAACAAACTAGAAGGAGCAGCCTGATGGCACAGTTTCAATTTAGCACCGCCGGTATTGAGCCGGCATCCGCCCCACAAGAGCGCCAGCCACTGCCAGAGGGCACATACAAGGCAGTCATTACTGACAGCGAAATGCGGGCAACAAAAGCCGGCACTGGGCACTACTTGAATTTCACATGGGAAATTACGTCTGGCGAGCATCGAGGCCGTAAGGTTTGGGCTAACTACAACGTCGATAATCCAAACGAAAAGGCGGTCGAGATTGCTAAGCGCGACCTGGCAAGCGTCTGCACGGCGATGGGCAAGGATGGCTTTGCAGACAGCCAAGACCTGCACTTCCACGAAATCGAAGTGCTGGTGAAAATCAGAAAGGCGTCGGATGGCTATCAAGCCAGCAACGAAATACGCGGCTACTCGGCGCCAGCTGGCTCCGCACCACCGCCACCGGCTGCCCCAGCTGCACCAGCGGCACCAGCTGCTGAAGCCGCGCCTGCGCCTCTTGAAGAGAAGACGACGCCGCCTTGGAAGTGATAGCAGCCAGCAAAACGCTCGAAGCAATCGACACGAGCATCGAGGCTGACCAGGACAACGCACCTGGCTGGCTTCACGTTGGCGCGTCGATTGCTGGCGAGGAATGCAGCCGCAAGCTCTGGTACGGCCATCATTGGGTCAGAGCCCAGCGGCATGGTGCGCGACTGCTGCGCCTGTTCGCTCGCGGCGAAACAGAAGAAGTGCGCTTCGTTAATTACCTGCGCCGCGCTGGCGTCGCGGTCTGGGAAGTTGATCCTGACACGAATCAGCAATGGCGCATCGAAGATCACGCAGGGCACTTCGGCGGTTCGCTCGACGGCATGGGCAAGGGCTTGCCCGACGCACCCGACGAGCCGCACGTCTTGGAGTTTAAGACTCATAACGCCAAGAGTTTCGCCGACATGGTGAAGCGTGGCGTATATGAGTCGAAGCCGATGCACTACACGCAAATGCAGATTTACATGCACAAGATTGACGTGCAGTGGGCGCTTTACATGGCCGTTAATAAAAACGACGACGACCTATACCTGGAGCGCGTGCCGCTCGACCAAGCGCACGCAGAGCGCATGCTCAAACGCGCGCATCGCATCATCACAAGCGATCGCCCGCTCGAGCGCATGAGCGACGACCCGAGTTGGTTTAAGTGCAAATGGTGCGACTTCTATGACTTGTGCCACGGCACCGCAACGCCGGCCATGAACTGCAGAACATGCGCTCACGCCACGCCAACGATGGACGGCGACGGGCGATGGCACTGCGAAAAGCACGACCGCCATCTCGACAAGGCCAGCCAGCGCAATGGCTGTGACGACCACAATTTCATACCGCCGCTGCTCGCGAACTGGGCTGAGCCCATTGACGCAGACGGCGACGGTGTGACTTACGACAACAAACTGAACGGAAAACAATTCACTAACAGCCACGCGCATTACAGCTCAGCTGAGATTGCTTCAGTCGAGTCGCCGAAGATCATTGGCGACGCAACGACTGATCGTCTCAAGTTCGAGTTTGACGCGCGCCTGGTGGGAGAAGCGAAATGAACCTGACTGACATACCAATGGGCGAAGTAGTAAGCGGTATTGAAAAGCCTATGCCAAGAGGCAAAAAAGTGCGGCCTGCGACCAAATGGGCGCGCTACAAAGCAGATATGAAGATCGGCGACTGCGTGCGCGTTGCAGACGTCAAAGAAAAAGACGCTATGAAATCTTTCTTTCGCGCCAACAAAGTCGGCTGCCAAACCTTGGCCGTCGGCGACGGTAGCTTCGTTATATGGCGCACCCGATGGTCGAGCAAGTGAGCGATGAATGGGTGCGGGTGCTGACTGAGATGCGCGAAGCCGCAAAGGCTGCTCAGCGCGAGCGCGAGAAGAAGCCAGAAAACTGTTTTTTCTGTGAGCACATGGATCGTGAGCCAGGCTTTTGCGAAAAGCACATGGCGCGTCCGCCGGCTGACTTCATGCCCCAGGAAGGCGCTTGCCCCGATTTCATCGAAGAGATCCCATTTTGAACCGGCCCCTGCGCATGAGCCTCTCCTGAGTGTGCAGCCTTCCCCTGGGCACGTTCCCGTCCGTGTGGCCAAAGGCGGGCTCTTTTGGAGCATCGTATGAACGACTATGAGTTTGAAATCTTGATCACGACGAGAAAGTACATCACCGCGGAAGCGACCTGCATTGAAGAGGCCAAAGACAAGGTGTTGAAAGTTGCGCGTGATCGCATGGGCGACGACTTCCACAGCCTGGAAATCAACGAGCAGCCAAAAAAACAATGAGCGATCTGTTTTTCCGAGCGATTAAGGCGCAGCGGCAGGCCAAGCACCTGATGTCGCCAAAGACCACCAGGTCAGGCAATCGCCAGTTTCACCGAGCGCTGACAGACGAGCAGATCAGAATTGTGCTGAAACTCTGGCGCGGAGGCATGCGCAAGGTAGCGATCGCCGACGCCACGGCGCTGAACCAATCGACGGTCTACAACGTGATCAACCGATATGAGATCACCGAAGGCAAAGTTAAAAAAATAAAGCGAGACATCGAATGAACAAAAGTATTGATGACGCGACGCCAAGCGAATGGAATGCCCTGCGCAAGCCGCCAGAGCACTACACGCAAGGCAGCATCGAGGTGATCGAGGTGATCCGCGACACGCTCGATAGTGACCAGTTTAAAGCGTATTGCCAGGGCAACATTTTAAAGTATGTCATGCGGGCCAATCACCACCGCCAGCCTACCGTCGAGCATCTGCGCAAAGCGCGTGACTATTTGAATTGGTGGATCGATGAAGAGGTGCAGTCGTGATCGTGACTGAAGCAAAGTTGACTGAGATCACCGGCTACACGAATGGCCAGATCAGGCACCGTCGGTTGCAAGCCTGGGACAAAGGCGTCCATTATTGGGCTGATCCTGCAAACACGACTGTCTACGACTTGGAGGCAATAACGGCATGGCAGAACAAAGAACGACCGGCGTCTACGAAGATCGAGGGCGATGCCGCATTAAATACCAAGACGGAAAGAAGCGAGTCTCAGAGACGCTCAGCCTCTCGTATACGCCAGCTAACGTAGCCAAAGCCGCGCAGATACGCGCGCGACGCATCAAAGATATCCTCGAAAACCCGCACGACGGCAGGCCGGAAGGCCGGAGCCCTAGCTTCGGCGAACTGGCACAAACGCGACTCGACATACTGGAGCGTGGCAAACCAAGCGCCAGGCGTAGCGTCAAAAGCCGACTGAACAATTACTGGATGCCTGAGTTTGCCGATTGGCCAATCACGCAGATCCGCTATGGCGACGTGCAAGAGATGATGCGCGGCATCTACCGCAAGCAGCTGTCAGCCAAAACGCTGCGCGAGATCCTGAACGACGGCGGCAGTGTCTTTGAGCTCGCAATCAAAAGTCGCTGGATCACAGAAAACCCATGCAGCCTGATCAGCAAAGAGATCAAGAGAGAAAAGCGCGAGATTGATCCATTCACTGCGGACGAGATGAAACAGCTGCTCGCAGCGCTGCCAGAGAACCTGCGCATTTTTTACTTGATCCGTTATCACTGCGGCTTGCGACCTGGCGAAGTGATCGCGCTGCGCTGGCCTGATTACAAGGACGGTGTGTTTCATGTCCACAGAAACCGCGTATATGGTGTTGAGGGCACCACCAAAACAGATACCGAGCGCATGGTGCCCGTTCACCCTGCTGTAAAAAAAGCCCTGCTCGATGCACCCAGAGTGCTGCACAGCGACCACATTGTGAACAACCAGTTCGGACAGCCGTTTACAAGCAGCAACAATACTGGCCGCGCGCTAGTGAGAGCGATGGAAAATACTGGGATTAGATATCGCGATCCATACAACGTGCGTCACTCATGCGCCTGCAGGATGCTCGAAGCCGGCATGAAGCCAGCCTACTGCGCCAAGATTTTAGGTCACTCAGTGCAGACTTTTTTAACGACTTACGCGCGATTTATCGACGCTGACGCGGACGCTGAACAGGCCGCTATCTGGGCCACTGTTGAGTAAAAGTGTCCGCGCAGTGTCCGCGCTCATGATTTGAAACCAGAAAAGTCAATCAAATCAAAGGGTTGAATGGGGTGGACGATGGGGCTTGAACCCATCGGCGCCTGCTGCAGCCTGCTGTAGCTTACTGCAGACCCAATGAAATCAATGACTTACGAAGGTGCCCTGCTGTGGCTTGCTGTGAAAAGCTGTATTTAGCCGTAAAAGTGTCCGCGAAATGTCCGCGCTACACCAGCAAATTAAGCGTCGAAGACGACGCCAGCTGCTGCACTTCCACCCGCCCATCTTTAGCTGTGTAGAGCGTGGGCTGGATCGTCTCAACAGCCTCACGCACGAGCTCGCCCTCGCCGCCAGTTCGCAGCACTTCCTGGCGCTGCACGGCTACCGTCTTCCAGGTAACTGGCGCCGGTGCGCTTGTCATCGAGACGTCCATTACTGGGCGATCAAGTTTTGGTTCACGTTCAAAAGTTGTTGCAGTTGTTGAAACGCTTCTTCTTCTTCGGTGGCTGCACGGTCTAACATACCAATACCTCTTGACCTACTTGCTGCGCTTGGCAGATCAATGTTTGATCGAACAGACTGCGCAACGGACGAAAGCATAGGGCTGCCTTCTGCGAGCATTTGCTGCGCGTCACTCAATGCTCGCACCCCTTGACCTGACAAGTTTGCAGTTTCGCCCATGAGACGCGGAGAAGTGAAAGGCAGCAAAGCGGCGGTCTTTGGGTTAGCCAAAGATTGCAGCGCCGCCAATCCACCTGCCGCACGGCCAAGCCCTCGAGGTGCTATTGCTTGCAGGTCTTGGCCTGCTACCTTCGGTATCAGCAGGGCATCGCCTGCTTTTTCTAATTGCTCAACCAAACGCAACCGAGAGCCGAAATTTGCGTTTACATTGTCACGCATAACGGACTGCAACTTTCTTAACGCCGTATCAGCTGCAGATGAATCGCCGAGACTTAGTGCTTTCTGCATCTCAATCTCAAGCCTGCGCGCTTGCTCGTAAGGCCGCATGACCGTGTTGTATTCTGGCGCTTGAGCCAAGATTGCGTCTTTAACTATGTCTCGAGCTCTGGCAACGATCACGGCCTCGTTACCAGGGTTTATGTCACGAGGATACAAGTCGTCGATCGCTCTTTTCAGTGCGTCTAAACCGTAAGCAGTTTGCACCGCCTCGTTGGTTTGAAAGTTTTTGATTAACTTGTTTAGCTCACGCATTTTCGTTTGGCCAGCAGAGCTAAGCTCACTGAAACCCTCGTAGTCGAACGAAGCCTCCAAATCTTTTATTTGCTCTGCTATTGGAAAAAAATCAATTTGCGTTTGCTGTAGCTGCAGTGCGTCTTTGCTTTGCCTAAACTCAGCGCGCGTGTCTTTTTTCATCCGCTGGAAAGCCTCGCGAGCGTCGTCAACGACCTCTGCAGGATCTACTACGCCGCGCATGTTTTCGACAAATGCT